GGGCCCTTGCGGGCCCCGAGCGCAGTACAGCAGCTGCCCCCGGAAAGTTCTTCCGGGGATCTAGAGATTTTGTCTCTAGAAACCATAAGTTCTTCAGGCTGAAAGGAGGTCGCAGTATCTCTGTGAAAAGCAGAGAGATGCCCATCGCTGGACCGATGAGGTCCAAGTGGTGGTCATCGCGGACGGATTACTTTGGTAATTCCTCTAAAGTAGAGGGTACCACTGATAATACGTTCGCTATTACGCCCTACCTTTCCGGACTTCAGATTACTGAGTCCGAAAATCATCCCGGGTTCAAGCACCGCAAACGCGGTGTTTGGGCCGGTGATGTTGGAGGAAATTTCACTTCTTACAAGAAGTGGAGCTCTGGCATTGGAGAAATCCAGCTAGAGCATTCCTACAGGGAAGGCGATCCCCGTTTCGGGGACACCATTGGAGCCTTTTACAAGGGTCCATGGTCGCCTATTGCACCGAACTTCATGGAATACCCCACTGCTGGTTTCTCCTCAGAAGGAGAACTTGCCAGCCTTGGGAATAAAGCCATTGGTCGGTGCGCCCCTTCCAACCCCACCGCGGATCTAACCGTCATGATTGGCGAGATCGTTAAAGATGGTATTCCACATCTTATCGGTAACGCCTTCAAGTCGTGGACCAAGCAATCTTCTAAGCAAAGACGAAAGTCTATTGCTGAGGAGCACTTGAACTACGAATTCGGTTGGAAGCCACTTATGTCTGACCTTCGTAAACTTTCGAAGGCTCTCCTTCATGCTGAGGATATTATTGCTCAGTATGATAGAGATTCAGGCAAGGTGGTGCGCCGCCGGTATGAGTTCCCTGACCACGAATCCACATCAAGTCGAGTTATTCGAGAGAATACTCGGCCGTGGATGAATCCGTCCGGTTCAGGTTTTGACCTGGACCGGAATGCCGTGGTGGACAACAAGGTCATTGTTGTTACGACTATTCGTCGTAAGCAATGGTTCAGCGGAGGCTTCTCGTACTACATTCCTCCCCGGGGTTCAACCGGGAAGGCTGGTGTAGCACGGGATGTCATACTTGCCAAGAAACTACTTGGCTTGTCGCTGACTCCAGATACTATCTGGAACTTGTCGCCCTGGAGCTGGGCTATCGATTGGTTTTCCAATATTGGGACCAGCCTTGAAAACTGGTCCAATTGGGCAATCGATGGCCAGGTGTTGCTGTATGGGTATGTTATGGAGCATGTTATTGCTTCTAACACCTATACGTGGGTGGGCCCGACAGGTTTTGTCGGAAAATCCACTCCACCGACTGTCACCCTTTCCGTTGAACGGAAAGTTCGACGTCGCGCATCACCGTATGGTTTCGGCATTGCTTGGGAACAATTGTCTCCTAGGCAAATTGCCATTGCTACTTCTCTTGGGGTAACCCATAAGAAGTAGTAGCAGTTGTAGTTGCTAGCGTTACCAACGCCAAAGGGAACTTTCGAGTTCCTAGGAGTGATGCTGATGTCATTCACCGAACCGCTTTCCGTCACAATCTCGTCTACGACCTCGGCCCTCCCACGCACCAGCGTGGAAGAGGACTCGAGCGAGTATACGAGTGCGGACGGAAGCCTCCAGCTAATCGCTTCCCATGACTATGGGAAGCGGACTCGCCGGATGGTGCGGCTCGACTTCACGAAGATCTCCCCGGATCCGTTCCGGCCTGCGGAGAATGTCGAACTGTCCATGTCTGTGTACATGGTGGTCGACCTTCCGCCTGCCGGGTTTACGAATGCCGAGGCACTTGCCGTGTATACGGGCTTCAAAACCCTTATCTCGGCGTCTTCGGATGCCCTCGTGGTGAAGTTGCTGGGAGGCGAATCTTAAATCGTTCGTCCCCCTTACAATTCTAGTCACGAAGGAGCATCTCCAGAAGAAAGAGGACGGTACCCTCGCAAGGTCCCGTCTCTTCGAAACGATACCCGCCGGCATGTTGCTGGTGGTCGTCGCAACGGAGATAACGACCCACGTGTCAACTTTGGTGCAAAAACCTTAGTTGGCGTCGTGGCAGTCGTTAATGCTTTCTATCTGGTTGGAGATACCCTCATCAATAACGGATGTTAATGATGATGTGGTAGTGAACGTCAGCTATGGATCTGTACACCCTCCCATAGAAAGGAGGGGACAGTGAAAAGCCTGATGTCACTCTGGTCCTGTGCGGCAGATGATCTGGCCGCACGATGCTGCACTAGCGCCACTCGAGACATAAAAACTGTCTCGAGTCGGTTTGAACACGAGGGGCTATCGTTTCTTGCGATAACCCTGGCGGACTTTGGAAAAGCTACCCAAAAGTGGCTTGACCAAGGTTTCGTCGTCCCTTCGGACGTTCCCGCTTTTAGGCGGGATCGTCTTACTGGTCTCCCTGTTTTTATGCAAGGTTTCCTTGGACGTGTGTTCAATCCAGTTAGCGGTGTGCTTCTGGACGATCCGTGTATTGATGCAATCCATGCTATACGTCGGCTAACGCTGATGTTTAGCAAGATCGCCTTGCCTGAGTCGCAAGACTCTGGCGGTGATTTCCGAAAGGTTGTCACTGCCAAACGCGAGCGATCAGCAATGCATGCTTTCGTCCAGTGTGAGCAGGAAGTTCGCGAATCCGACAATTTGCTTGATCCCCAATTTCTTGAGGATTTCAAGCGTATGTCGAATATGCTTTTTGCGGATACTTTCGCAAAAGTAGACAGAGATGTCTACTGGGGACGTTTGATCCCCAAGCATGGTCCGGGCGCTGTCGCTGATCGGCTTACCAGCAATGGTAAGTTCAATCAGCGTGCCTGGCCTCGTCGCTTGCAGAGGTGTTTTCCTGCAAGCGAATTCATGTTTTCTAATCAGCGTGAATACGCTGATTATAAGCATGAAATCGACTTCCTCGAACCCGGTTCAGAGATACCCGTAAGGGTTATCACTGTTCCTAAGACGCTCAAGTCACCCCGTGTGATCGCGATTGAGCCTACGGCAATGCAATATTGCCAGCAGGCTCTCAAGCGATCACTCGCGAGTGCGCTTAAAGAGGATGACTTCCTCTCGCGCACTATCGGTTCGGACGATCAGACGCCTAATCAGCGTCTTGCTCGTTCTGGATCCCTCAGCGGGGATCTAGCTACACTCGATTTGAGTGAAGCGTCCGATCGTGTCTCGAATCAGCATGTTCGAGCCCTATTTGAGGACTTTCCTCATTTGCATGAGGCAGTCCAATCATGTAGGTCTCGTAAGGCTGATGTACCTGGTCATGGCGTAATACGCCTGGCCAAGTTCGCATCTATGGGTTCAGCTCTCTGCTTTCCCGTTGAAGCCATGGTCTTTACGACCTTGATCTTCCTCGGGATCGAGAGAGAGCTAAGCTCTCCGCTTTCTCGTCATCAGCTTATTAAGCTGTTTGACGAGCGGGTGCGTGTCTATGGGGACGACTTGATTGTCCCCAGAGAA